GGGAGACCACTGCGGCCCCTCCCGAGGAAACAAAGGCGGACGGTCTCACGGAGGAGGCGTTCACGCCAGCGGCTTACCGTGAGGCAGTGGAGCGCGGCCTGTCTGATGCGGACTTCGACGGTGTGGCGCCAAGCGGGTCGCGCAGTCGGTACTTGGTCGACGATGTCGTCGTGGCGGAGGGATGAATCGTGGCCGCCGGTGACTCGATTGTGACGATCCAAGAGATCACCGACTACCTCGACGTCTCTGGCGCGGCGGAAGACGCCAAACTGGAAGCCTTGGAGCGTCGCGTGCGCGCGTTCATCGAGGGCGCCACCGGTCGTTGGTTCGGGGCCGAGAAGACGTTCGTCGAGGTCCTCGACGGCCCCCGGCCCGACACGGCTCAGCCCGACGACTTCTCGCCATTCCGCGGCTTCCGGCCTTCCGGTGCGGGTGACCTCGACCTGGTCGTCCACCTCCAGGAGCGACCGACGGCAGACACTCTCAAGGTCGAGACGCGGCTCGCCCTCGACGATGCATGGGAGCTACTCGCCGACCTCGCGGCCGACCCACAGGTGGGCGCCACGAAGATCGAGACCGACGGGCGGGCGGTGTGGCGCCGTGACGGCCTGGCCTGGCCCCGAGGGCCGAGGCGCATCCGGGCGACGTATGTGGCCGGCTTCACCGCCGACGGCTCTCAGCCGGGCGACGTGAAGCAGGCGGCTCTCGACCTCATCGCGCTCAAGTGGCGCCAGAGAGAGATCGCAGGGTTCAGTGACTTCCGCAGCGGCAACCTCCGGGTGAACAAGTCGGACGCGCAAGAGATCGGGTTTTGGGACACACTGCGGCGCTTCAAGAACGTGGAGGCGATGATCGCGTGATCGGCACGCCGCTGCGTACCGAGACGTGGACCCGCGAGCAGAGGACGGGCTTCGACGGACAGGGCGTCCCGCAGTTCGGCGCCCAGGCGGCTGTGAAGGTCAGGCCGCTTGAGGAGACCGACTTGGTCCGTACCTCCGACGGCGAAGACGAGCGGGTGGCGTTCACGCTGCAGGCGGAAGGAGACAGCCTAGACATTGGCGACCGCGTGACGCCGCCGGGCGGCAGCGCACCCGACGACAGCTTCACGGTTCTCGCGGTGGAGAAGCCGCGAACGCCGTCTGGACGGGTTGTCCACACGACTGCGGAGGTTGGCTGATGGCGAGGTACCGGAACACTGGCGCAACGATCCCCCGGACGGACCAGCCCGACGTGGTTCGCGGTGAGGTGTTCGAGCCGACAGAGCGTGAGTTGCGTCAGTGTGCCTACAAGCTGGAACGAGTCGACGAGCCCGAGTGGCCGTTGGAAACAGAACCCTCCGACTACCTTGAGCGGTGGCCCGACGGCCCCAAGGCGGACCTCGCGCGAGAGGTACTCGATGTCGACGCGTAGAAACTTCGGCCGTGTGGCGAAGACGATCCGGAAGTATCGGGACGAGCTCGTGAAGGAAGGAGGCCGGGCGCTACGCGAGATCGGCGAGGAGATGATGACGGACATCAAGGCGAGCCGGCCGGGCCGGGGCGTCCCGGTCGACTTCGGGGCGCTGAGGGACAGCGGGCGGGCCATCGGCCCGCGCTCCGACGCGACGGTGCTGCTGACTTTCGGCGGCCCGTCCGCCCCCTACGCACTCGTTCAGCATGAGCGGCTCGACTTCGCGCACGACGTGGGCGAGGCGCGCTACCTCGTGCGCGGCGTCGAGCGATGGCGTCCCGGAGGAAGCGCGGCCATGCGAGCACTCGCGGCGAACGCGAGAGGCGCCGCACGTCGCCTAGGGCGCTCGTGAATGGGCGTCGTGGACGACGTACAGGACCGCCTTCAGGCGCAAGGCATCGTCGACGGGGCTACCGGCTGGCCGAGCGTGAGGCGCAGAGAGCATGACGGATCCGACCGGCTGGTCCGCATTATCGAGGACGGCGGCCCGAGCCCAGAGTTCCCGGCCGACAGCGGACTCGGCGACGCGGCGATCGAGGACCCTGGCGTGCAGGTCATGGTTCGAGGTACGAAGACCGACGGAGGCGACGCCGTGGTTGCCAAAGCCACCGAGATCAAAAACGACCTCCACGGCCTGCAGGCGGTGACGCTGAACGGCACGCTGTATCACAGGATCCGCGCGATGACGCCGGACCCGATCTCGATTCCGGAAGACGGGCGAGGCCGGCCGCTGGCGACAATCGCCTTTCGACTCATGCGGGACGCATAAGGAGTAGATCATGGCCAAGTTTCGCGCCCACGGCGTCGACGTCACGATCGGCGCAGCAGACATCGGCGGCCTCACATCGATTGTCACGCCCGACCGCCAGAGGGGCGAGGCGGAAACGACGGACAACAAGAGCGGGGGCGATCGCGAGTTCCTGCCAGGGCTCCGCGACAACGGCACGCTGGATCTGGAGTTCCGGACCGACGTTGAGGACGCGGGTCAGGTGGCGCTGCGAGACAACTTCGAAGGTGACGTTGTCGAGCAAGTGGTCATCACCCTGCCGACGGCGGCGGCCACGACGACTCCGGTCACGTTCACGTTCGACGCGTTCGTGACCAACTTCCAGTGGGGCGAGTTCCCGCAAGCTGACGACGAGCCAGCCAATGGCTCAGCGACGCTCAAGGTCGACGGCGCCGTCACCTTCGACGTCGGCACCTGATGAGTGGCCCTGACGGTGGCGTGAAGGTGACGCTTGGCGGCGACGACCGCACGCTGCGCTACGACAATCGCGCGCTGTGGGAGCTCGAAGAGGCGACGGGGCTCACGGTTGGTGAGCTCGGGGAACGGCTGCAACGCGGATCGTTTCAGGCAGTGAGCTACCTCGTCTGGGCCGGCCTCCTGCACGAAAATGGTGACCTGTCGGTCCACGATGTGGTCGACATGATCGACTTCGGGCATCTGCGGGGCGTGGCCGAGAAGGCGTCGGAGTCTTTGGCGAAAGCGCTCGGCGCTGACGACCTGGACGAGGCGGAGCCCGAGGATGAAGCAAAAAAAAAGGCGACCTGACGTGGCGGGGGCGATGGGCGACGGCGCGAGCACTCAGGGTGGACGAGAGGACGTTCTGGCGTTCGACCCCCGCTGAGGTGCACGCGTTGGTGCGGGAAATCGTGAACCACGAGGCCCGCCTTGAGCGTTCTGCTGCACTCAGGGCGGGCCTCGTCGCATCTGCCATCTATAATGTGCACCGGCGGAAAGGAGCCCCTGCGCTGAAGCCCGCCGACTTTCTGCGCCAGGAGCCGAAAGAGCTGAGCCCTGAGGCGATGCGGGAAGAACTCCTCGCTTGGGCGCGCACCAGCAACGCCACGAGAACATGACCGTACTCGACCGCGCCGACGTCATCCTCAGCGCAGACGACAGGCAGCTCGACCGCGTACTCGCCGGTGCGGCTCAGAAGATGCAGCGCGCCGGCCAGCGCATGCAGGCCATCGGGCGCACGCTGTCCACCCGGGTGACGCTGCCGCTGGCCGCGGCGGGCGCCGCCGCCGTCAAAATGGCGACCGACGCCGAGGAGTCAGCCAACAAGTTCGACGTGGTTTTCGGAGACGCGGCCGAGAGCGTAAGGACTCGACTGCAGGACCTGACCAACACCGTGCCGCTCACCACAGCCGAGATGGAGACGCTGGCCTCTCAGCTCCAGGACATGCTCGTCCCGATGGGTGTCGCCAGGAGTGAGGCGGCCGGTATGAGCGGCGACTTCATCGAACTCGCCGGTGACATCGGGTCGTTCAACAACGTCGCGACCGGGGAAGTGCTGGAGGCGTTCCAGTCCGCCCTTGCCGGCATGAGTCGGCCGCTTCGGCGCTTCGGGATCGACACCCGCGAAGGGCGACTGGAGACCCTGGCGCTGGAGGAGGGACTGATCTCGGCCGGACAGGAGATGAATGAGACCGCCCGAGCCCAGGCGGTCATGATCGCGATTCAGCGCGACTCGACGGACGCGATGGGTGATGCGGCCCGGACGGTCGACTCCACCGCCAACTCGTTCCGTTTTCTGTTGCGCGACGTGAAGCAAGTCGGTGAGGACATCGGGCGGGTGCTCATCCCAGCGGTGCGCCCGATGGTGAACCGGCTACGCGATCTCGTCGGCATCCTCGGTGACCTCAGCCCGCGCACACAGCGATGGGCGGTAACAATCGCTGGCGTGACGGCGGCCGCGGGGCCATTGCTAATCGTGCTCGGGTCGTTGGCACGCGCGATGAGTGCCCTCGCCGTCACATCAATTGCTCAAGCGTTTGTTGGCTGGACGACGGCTGTCGTCGGGTTGATCCCTGCGGTCAATTCCCTTTCTGCAGCTCTAGGGTTGGCTCAGGCCGCCCTCGGGCCAGCGGGATGGGTCGTACTCGGGGTCGGGACGATCGTCTCGGGGTTTGGTCTGTGGAAGGCGGCCACGTCCGACCAAGTGGACGCGCTCGACGAACTCCAGGAGGCGCTGGACGGTAGCCGCGAGCGGTTCAACGAACTGAATCTCGCACTGCTGCGTCAGGTACGTGCCGGGCTACAAGCGCGCAATGTGGCCGAGCAAGTCATCGAAGGCTTCCAAGTCGTCGTGGAGACACCGATTCCGAAGGCGATGGAGCGGTTGGCCGACAGTATCGACCTAGTGCGCCGTAAGGCGCTTGCGCTGGCCGGGACAGGGTTTGACGCGGTCGCCCAGCGCGCCAGTCTCGTCCGTGACGCCATCGTCGATCTCATCGAGCAAGCCGTCGATCCAGCCAACGCCCGTATTCAGGAGCTTAGGCGTCAGCTGATCGCGCTTGAGTCGGATCCTGAGCCTGGCCCGTTGGCAATCCCAGAGTTCAGCGACGAAGATGGGATGCGGCCGTTCGTCGGCCTAGAGAACGTCGGTGAGACTGCCCAAGCCACCTTCCGGCGCGTGAGTGAAAACGCACAGGCCGCCGGCGACCGCATGGCGGGCGTTGCACGGTCCGTGCAGAGCAACTTCGGTAACGCGTTCGCGAGTCTGGTCACTGGCTCGCAGTCGTTTGGCCAAGCGTTCGGGGACGTGGCGCAGTCGATTCTCGCTGACCTTGCTAGAATGATCGGCCAGGCGTTGGCGCTTCGTGCGATTCTCGCGGCGATTCCGGGGTTCGGTGGCCTGTTCTCTGGTTTCGGCGGCTTCTTCCAGGGTGGCGGCGCGGTTGCCGCACGCACCCCCATCGTCGTCGGGGAGGCAGGCCCAGAACTTTTCGTGCCTTCGACGGCGGGTCGGGTCGTTCCTAACGATGAGTTGAGCGGCGCAAGCCTGAGCCTCAGCGTCAGTGTGCCGCCCGCGACCAACCCGCTGGCGGTGAGCCGTGACCGTGACTGGCTTGAAGCACTGCAACTGTCGATCCAGGAACTCGAATCGAGAGGCGGTGGCTAATGGCCACGCAGGCGCTGCAGGGGTCCGCGACGATCAAGTTCACACCGGCCGGAGGTACTGAGATCGTCCACACTCTTGCCGTGCCTCTGAAAGAGGTCGAGCCGACAGACCCCCGCACTCGATTCGAATGGTGGAGCGCAGACCTCCGGAACCGCAACGTTGTCACGGTCGGTGGTGGCGTCCGGGAGATTGAGGCCACGATCCGTATGGACAACCAGCCCGACCAAGTGAAACAGATGCTCCGCGTGGGCCTGGAGGAGAACGGGACGCTCACGTACCAGCGCACGTCCGGCGGGACCGAGTTTCCGGCGAAGCTGGTGGCTGTGGTCGGGGCTGAAGCTGCGTCCGTGGAGCCAGACCGTGACCGTGCGGGTTTTGGGGAGTACGAGGCGCGTCTGAGGCTACGGAGAGTCGATGGCGGTGACTTCGACGAGCTGGTGAACCCCTGATGCCCAACGAAAACCACGACTACCGGGTGCAGGTGGCGCCCCTCGGCGCGAACGACTTCTCGGTCGTCGACTTCACGCTTGCGCTCTCCGACCTGACCTCGATCCCGACGGTCGGTGGTCAGCGAGCCGAGCCACTCAAAGGGCGGGTGACCTCGACGGCCTACAACGTCGAGGTGGTCGACGCCGGCGAGGTGCTCACTTCGCAGTGGGGTGACGTAGACGGACGGCCCGACTTCCTCGGACGCCTTATCCGACTGCAACGCAATATTGACGGTGGAGGCTGGACAACCGTCGACGCCGGCCGGATCGCACATGCGTCCGAGTCCGACGGGCCGGGTAAGTGGATTCTCGAGATCCAGGATGAGCGGTGGGTCGAGCGCAGGTCCGACGTCTTTCTCCGGACGGCCGAAAACGCGGTACAACTCTACCCCCTGGGGCTAGCGAACGCCTGGGGGCCGACGGTCGCACGCGTCCCCGCCGCCGGCGATCACATGCTGATCGTTGAAGACATCGTCGGTGATGCGATCCTGTTCTCGGGGCCGCTAGAAGAGATCCCGAAAGAGATTGCCGAGGCCGTGCAAGCCAACGACGTCGTGGCGGATGAAGACATCGACATCTCGGCCACGAACAGCGTGGGTAATTTCCGAAGCCTGGAGCTCAACGTCACGGAGGACGCGGGCGGGAGCCCGGTTAACTTCGAGCTTCCGGTTCTCGGGTTGAACCCAGCTGACCTACCGCAACCTAATCGGCGCGAAAACGTCATGGGCTTCCTTCGGCCCGACGAGGACAAGGACGCTCGCATTGTCTTCTTCTGGGTGTTCTGGTCGGGTTCCGGCCTGTCGGTCAACGACTCGATCCGCGGTCGCCTACGCTTTGGGGCCGGCGGTATGCCGATCTCCGATGCCTTCCCGGTTCATGTCGGGGGCACGACCGGTATTCACGTCGGGACGCTTGTGAGACAGTTGCTTGCCGGCGACTTCGGAGGGCCAGCGGTTCGTGTCTCCACGGCCGCGATGGACGCTTTGGAGGCGGCCGATCTGCCCAAGGTATGGGTGCGCGCCACCGAGCCCGAGG